TGGTGTAATACCAGCACGGAATGCTTGGAGTTCCAGTCTTTGAAATAAGTTACTAGCCATGCATCTATTTATAAGGTTTCTTGTAAGGTTTGAGAGGTTTTGTTGATTTTGGTATCATTGATTTCAATGGTTCGGTCTTCTCCGTCCAGATAACAAAGTTCCAACCACGGTCTTTTGCATACTCACTGGCTGCCTTCCACTTATTCATGTTCTTAACATAAGTCAGACTTTCGGTAATATATCGTTTTGTCCTGCGTTGACCTGTCGGTGGGCGTGTCTGTGCATCTGGTTTTATCTCAACCAGAAAGACTTTACCGTCCTTCATCTTTATTTTCAAGTCCATGAAGTATCGGTGGTATTTGTGGTCAACCTCGTATAGATATGGTATAACCACTTCCTCACTTGACCACTCAATCACGTTTGAGTTGTTATCACACCACTTGAAGGCGTGTTTCTCCCACAAAGAACGATAGATGACCTTTGTGTAGTCACCCTTATACTTCTTTGGATTTTTCGGTTTATATCGTCCAGAATATGCCATAAAACCTTATAAATAGTATCGAATTATTTTTATTTAGTGGACTTACAAATGGCATTACAAGACGATTTAGAATATCCAAAAGAAGATACTTCTGACTATGGTGGTCGGATTGTCTTTTCAGTTCTTGAGGAAGAACAACCAAGTTTGGGTGAACTCGCTCAAGTTGCTCAAAGTAAGACAAAGGCTGCAAAAGATGCCATAAAAGATGTTGTCGGCGGTGAAGCGCCTGGCACTAATCTAATACAACAATTCAAAGGTGGTGTTAACCAAGCATTGAAAGGCACAGCGCCTAAAAATCCTACCCGTAGAGTTTCTCTTTATCTTCCTGTTGGTCTTCAGTTCCGTGATAATGTCGCTTATGAAAATACTGACCTGTTATCGGGAAGTGTTGCTGGTTTTCTTGCTGGTGCTGGTTCTAGTGCAGAAGGACTAAAGGGAACTGAAGCTCAACAACAAGCAAGTCTTGCTATTGTTCGTCTTGCACAGAAAAATCAGGAACTAGGTAATGTTGCTAGGGCTGCAGCACGAGTCACCACAAACCCTAATACTCGCGCATTGTTTAAGAGTGTTGCGTTAAGAGAATTTGCATTCACCTTTAAGTTTCTTCCGTGTTCTGCAAGAGAAGCAGAAGAGGTTAAAAATATTATTCAATTATTCAGAGAAGAACTATATCCAGAAGATATATCCGACGCTGGTATTTCTTTGGGGTATAAGTTTCCAAACAGATTCAGAATTGAAATCGAATATAATGGTAAAGATGTAACGAATAAAATTCTCCCATGTTACCTCAGAGATGTGAGTGTTACATATAATCCATCAACAATGGCGATGCATGATGATGGAAACTTTAGTGAGATTGACATGAGTGTATCATTTACCGAATCTAGAACACTAGACAGAAAACAAATTGAGGCAGGATTCTAATGGCATATTTCGACAACTTTGGAATCGTATCATATCGTTTTGGTGATAACGAGAGTCCAGTCCTTTTCAATAATCTCACCGCATATGTCGATGTGATTGACCAAGTAAGAGAAAACGTTGCTTTCTATAACAAGTATACTATCAGTGCAGGAGAGAGACCAGACACACTATCCTACAAACTGTATGGCACTCCAGATTATTACTGGACATTCTATTTGATGAACAATCATATTCGTGAGAGTGGTTGGCCTGTTGATACTTACGATATGTTTAGTATCGCAAAATCAAAATACCCGTATCGTGTTGTGACAACCAATACAAACCTGACAGGTATCTTTCCTGTCGGTCAGAGTGTGACGGGTGTCACCAGCACCACAACAGGAACAGTCATTCGCAGAATTACTGATATGGGTCAACTCGTTATTGATACAGGTGAAGAACCAAATACTACAAACTTTGGTTCGACAGAGTTGATTCGATACACTGATGTGGACGGAAATATTCAATCACTGACTGCCATTGCGGAGTCCGAACAATACAATGCAGTTCACCACTACGAAGATGCAAATGGTGTGCATCAAGACCTGACGATATATGACTTTGGTAATCCTTCGGTAAGTTGGACACCAGTAACATATCGAGACAGGTTAGAACAAAAGAATGATGAACTGAAAGAGATTATTGTTCTCAAATCAGATGTTGTAAATCAAGTTGCGGGCGAGTTCGCGAAATTTCATAGAGAGTCGTAATGGCATCTAATCAAAACCAATCGCAACAGTTCAAGATTACTGAGGCGGTCATATCGGCAGACCGATTGCTGGAACAAGACTTTGATGTTCGCACCTCTATTGTTGAGTTGAATATCTTTGAAAGTCTTGACAAACCATACCTGACGGGTCAACTGATTATCCTAGATGATAATGCCTTACTCGATGTAATCAACTTTAATGGAACAGAGAGATTTAAGGTAACCATTGCGTCTGTGACTAACGACCTTCAACCTGTGTTTGAACGTAGTTTCATGATGACAGGTATTGAACGGTCTGTCAAGTCCGAACAAGGTAAGGCGAGTATTCTCAATATCACACTGATGGATGAACATGCATTCTTGGCTCGTTCCAAAAGAATCAGTAGGTCGTTTAGTGGTAACATCGATGATATCGTTGTGAAACTCATTGGGTCAGAGATGAAAAAGAATATTGATACTTCCTATCTGGGCGAGTCCAAACCGATTCAGACCAGTATGAAGGGTATCATTCCTAATCTAAATCCAATAGATGCAGCACTATGGTTGACCAAAAGGGCTTCAACAATCACGGGGTCACCTTTCTTTATCTACGGGTCAATGCACGATGACAACATTAGGTTTGGTAATCTAGATACAATGTTATCTCAGGACGCATTCAACGCCAAGTTACCATATATCTACAATCCTGCAAACGTTGCTCTTGCGGAACAGGGTGGAGAAGATAAGAAATCATTTATCGTATCGGGTATGAAGACAACCAAGATGTCCAACACTCTCAAGATTATCGAACAGGGATTGGTTGGTTCTCAGTATTCTAACACAAACCTCAATACAGGACAAATCTTCTCACAACATCACACCATTCGTAAGACCCTCGAAGGTCTACAAACCAGCAATGTGATTGGTAAAAATCAGAATGTCTTTGATGATGAGTTTAGAATTGGAGAACAACCTATCGATGATTATAACTCCATGAACTTTCATACGATTACATCCAGAGGCACATACGAAAGACACAAGAGTTATCACGATGAACATGATGAGGTTCGATTCAAGAAGAAGATTGAAATCAATGCAATCAAAGCACACCTATATAAAAACCTATTCAATGTTGTTGTGCCAGGCGTAGGTCTGATTGTGTCAAAGGCTGGGGTTGGAGATATAATCAAACTGAATGTCATAAACGATGATACGAATGTGAACAAGAAGTCAACCTCAGATACAATGCTTGATAAGGGCAAATCTGGTGATTTCCTTGTTTATGAAACAAGACACATCTTCTCTGATACCACACACAACGTCTCTATGAATATCTGTAAACTGGAGAGACAAACATGAACCCGATTCTATCAGAATACTATGGTGACAATACCAGATGGTTCATTGCGACTGTCATAGACAATATGGCTCCTGCTGGATACGAGGGTCGTTTCAAGATTCGTATTCATGGTCTACATTCTGAGTCCACCAAAGATATTCCACAACACGACCTTCCGTGGGCGCAGTGCGTATTGCCGACCACAGAGGGTGGTGTATCAGGTATCGGTAGAATGCCTCACCTGTTACCAAACGCAATGGTGTTTGGATTCTTTATGGATGGTATTCATTCTCAGACACCAATCATTCTGGGGTCAATTCCTCATGTCGAACTTCCAACACAGATTCAGTTGGGTATTTCTGAGAGTGGATTGTCCGAAGAGATGCCCGAAGATTTCTTTATAAAGGTCTTCAATGCGAACAAACCATTGGAGATAGATATCAAGAATGAAACAGTGGGTGCAATTGGTAGGTCTGTGAAGAGAAATCGTGAGAAGGTATCAGTTCAGTTCTTCTTGAATCTGGGGTATACTATCAAACAATCAATTGGTATTGTCGCATCTCTATCCTTTGTATCGGGTATGAAGACCAATCTTACAACCGAAAACAAAGGACTTGCAGACTGGTCGGAGAGTAGAGTCACAGACCTGAAAGCATTCTCTAACGACTATAAAACTTTCTTCACACAGAACTCATTCATTGCATATGAGTTGAGAGGGACACAAAGTGCAGCGAATATCAGACTTCTCCAGTCCGATAAACTTGAAGGTGATAAAGGAACGTGTAGTATCTTCTGTAAATACTATCTCAAGAAACCTGACACAACTACAATAAGTAGTGTTGAACGTATTGCACGAGAATTAGTTGATAGGATAGTATAATGGCGTTGAATAAACAAGACCTAGACACTACTCTAAAATCTCTTACTAGACGAGAGGTTAAACCTTTAGACTTGGGAATAGAAACAGCTGAAGAGATTTATGCAAAGTTAAAAACTAAAGTCGGTCAAAAAGACGGTGAAATACTTGGTGGTGTCAAAAGTCTTGGTAAAGAGAGTATCACACCCAACGAAGTGTTAGATACATCTGTCGGAAAAATAACTGATGATATCGGTGTGAGTGGTCTTGATACTCCTAGTGAAGACGCAAATACTCTAAGTGGATTTTCTTCAAACACTACAGCGAAGAGTGGTATACTTGCAATTGGTCAAGGTGGCCCTGCTGGCATAGAATCCGCAACCAAGAAAGCTGAAGAGAAATCAGCGGCAACAAAAAGTTCGATTTCTTCTTTTACTAGTTCTATCGGTGGAACACCAACAACCACACAAACACCATCCTTCGGTGACACATTAGATGCCGCGAAAAGTGTTACACCTGTGTCTTCTCTGAGTGGTGTTGTTGCTGATGCAAAAGATGTTGTATCAAACGCAACAGGTATCGGTGGATTGAATGCGGAAACCATAAAACCAAAGAATATACTGACAACAATCAGCAGCATTGGTGTATTGGGACGCAGAGTTTTTGATGATGTAACTACATCAGTTAATAACTTTGAAGCGGGTGTTTCGGAATTTTTTACCAATGTATCAACCTCTGTTGATAGAGGACTTCAGGGTGGATTCTTACAAAATATTACAGAATCTTTCACAGGTAATGCGAGGTCATCCCTTAGAAATATTGTTGCTGGCGGTATTACATTATCTAACGAAGAGAGTAAACAACTGTTAGGTCAGGTGTCATCTAAAGACCCTAAACAATCGGTGCAGGCAATACAAACAATTGTAAATAAGTCTGAGAATGTTACGGACAGAACGAAGACTCTTACATCACAGAGTAAAGCAACATCAACACAAGAGTTGGTAGATGATGTTAGAAAGATTGGTAAAGAAGAAGGTATTCCTGATACAGAAATCCAAGATGTGGTTAATGAAATCAATACAATCGATAAGTCACTCAATGACCTTGATACAACGATATCTGGTTCAACCATAGTAGATGCAAGTTTGTTTGACACGCCAACACCTCTGACATCAACTGCGAACAGATGGAATGGTAGTAAAACGCCTCAAGACGTATTTACCTTTGTAGCTTCGGTTGAGGAACTGGACGCAGAGTTCTCTACGGTCAGACGAGAAGTGACAGAAGTTATCATTCATGCCACAGAAACTTATTCTAATAAGAACATCGGGTCACCAGAGATAAATGACATTCATAACAAACTGGGTCACGATGGTATCGGATTTCACTATGTCATTCGCAGAGATGGTAGTTTGCAAAGAGGTAGACCCGTCAACCGCAAAGGCGAACATGCACCTGTAAATGACCACAATGATTTCTCTATCGGTATTGTAATGGTCGGTGGACTGGCTGCGGCATCTGGTCAGGAGAACCCTGCTGTATATCGTTCTCCACACTCATTCACTCGCGCACAGTTCACGACACTGGAACAGTTCCTTGAGTCGTTCTATCGTAAGTTCCCAGGCGGTCAAGTGTTCGGTCACAACGATGTGGACATTACAGAACTTGACCCATACTTTGATGTGCCTGATTATGTGGAGTCAATCTTCAGAAAAACAAATAAGACAACTGACCCGTTGAACACAGGGCCACTTAAACCTTCGGAAATATCATGACTACGAAAAAAGATAAGTTTGAACTTCGTGTAGCAAAGCTAGGGGCAGGACAAGAGGAGACTCTGGGTGTTCCTATCGATGGTATGCAAGACCCTACAGGTGCGTTACCTAAGAGAGATTACAATTATGATGTGTCAATCAACAAGGCAGCACGAGGGACAAAGGTAAACAATCTGTATGCTGGTGGTGGTGACTTCGGTGTTCCTCTGAATATTGCACCACAGAGACCATCACAATATCCTAATAACCAAGTGCAGGAAACTGCATCGGGTCATGTCATCGAACTTGACGATACGCCAGGCGGGGAACGAGTTCTCCTGCGTCACCGTAAGGGTGCGGGTGTAGAGATGAGAGCAGATGGTTCGGTAGTCATCTCTGCGTTGAACAATAAGGTTGAGGTTACAGGTGGTGACCAGACTGTCATCATCGAGGGTAATGGTAACCTTGTATATCACGGTAACCTGAACATGAAGGTATCGGGTGACTATAATATAGATGTGGGTGGTAACTTCAATGTCAATGTGGCTGGTAATCTGGTAGAACAGATTGAACAGAACCACCGCACGACTGTTACAGAGAACTCTCAGTATACAACCAAAGGAACAAAGACAAACAAGACTATCGGAACACATACCGATGTCATGTTAGCAGATAATAATCAGGTTGTCAAGGGTAATCAACAGAATGTGGTTGAGGGTGATATCGATATTGCATCTGAACAGAACATCTTTATATCTGGTAAAGAACAGTTTGCAGTCACATCTAAGGTATCTAACCTGACAGGTGTCAACAATGTATCCGTGTTTGGTCAGAAAGGTTCTATCGGTGGTGAACAGGTTGACTTTACTGGGCGAGTATATCAAGGCCCATCTGGTGCAACCGCAGAAAACTCTGGTGCAATCTTTCACGGAACATTCAAGGGTATTGCAGATGAGGCTGTTGAAGCGTATAATGCCAACGTTGCACAAAAGGCAGAACGTGCTGACGAAGCTGCCGACATAACTGGGACTCTTACTGACGCTTCATATAGTCCCGGCTCACTACATAATGAAACTGCTTCTCTCGCAACCAAGACACAGGCAAGTATCAGTGGTCAGGCACAAATCACTATCGACAAGGTTGTCAACCACGGAACGACAGGTTCGTTTGCAATTCAGACAGTTGTGGTCGATGCTGATGACCTGTTGAAACTGAAGATACTACTAACCGATAACTATAAAGATGTATTCACCAAGATTCCTACGACCCAAGAGATTAGGTCTGCATTTAGAAACAGTGCGAACATCAGTGCGATTGGTGGTGTCCTCGTATCAGAAGACAGACTGAATCCAAAGTATAAAAGTAAGACACCACCATCAATTGGTAGAACCTCTAAGAAGACACCTTCGTCAAGGTTTGGATACGAACCAATCGGTAATGCACTTGAGAACAGAGGTAAGAGATTTACACCATGATTATTTTAGTTGACCCAACCTACAATCCAGAACTCCAGTCGGAGATTACCTCTGCGACTACCCTTGCGCCTGGCATTACGATGTCAAAGTTTCTGGGTGCATATGGTGACCGCACACCATTTAATCACGTTGCGACTATATCAGAACGCAAACAGATTGCAAGAAACCTGTATCTACAGGCAGAGGCCATGAGAACAATCAATGGTAACACAACTCACTTCAACGATGTGAGACTGATTGTGTCCGAAGGCATCTATGATTTACAGACACCTGACCTGAATGATGAGACCATGAGTAAGAAGTCAGATGGTCGTTTGGTATATTATCAAGTCATTGGTCAGGACGGAAAGATTGACTTTGAGAAGACCTTTGATGTTGCAGAATACTGGAAAGATTATATCAACTTCGGTGCTTTGTATTTGGACTATGACAATTATAATCCAGACGAAAGTCTGACTGGTCAGATTGGATTGGAGTTTCCAACCGTTCCGTCTAGTTTCGATGTATCATTTAGTAAGAAAGTAGAGACTTATTTCAATAATAGTTTGATGAGTTCAGATGAACTTATCGAAATCCGTGAAAAAGTCTTATAAATAGAGACATGGCAACTAGAAGAGCATTCGCACAGGAAGATACAGACCTTAACACGGCATCGGTAACGAGTAGTCGTGTAAAGGAATATATCGATATTGACCTGACATTTCAGGCAAAACCTACAAGCGGAGAGATTTTTAAGAAGAAGGATGCGGCTGCGGTAAAGCAAGCAATCAAGACGCTCGTCATGACAAACCTTCTTGAGAAACCATTTGACCCATTCTTCGGTGGAGATATACGGGGTCAACTCTTTGAGTTAGCGGATAGAGATGGTTCTTCTATTCTGAAAAGTAATATTATAGACAACATTGAGGCATACGAACCAAGAGCAGAGGTCTTGGATGTCGTGGTAGATTTATACCCAGACAATCATGTTCTCAATGTCACAGTAAAATTTAAGGTAGTAAACACAGAAGAGCAAGTTGAATTTACAACTAGACTTTCAAGGTTGAGATAAGATGGCAACAACAATAAAATCAACAGCACTAGATTTTACGGCAATCAAGAATAATCTAAAAACATTCCTTGCCGATAAACCTGAGTTTGCTGACTATAACTTCGAGGCATCGGGTCTTTCGAATATCCTAGATGTTCTCGCATACAATACACATTACAACGCACTGACCGCAAACTTTGCGTTGAACGAATCGTTTCTGGGAACTGCACAACTGCGTAGTTCTCTTGTATCCCTTGCAGAGGGTATCGGTTATATTCCAGACTCTAAGACATCTTCGAAAGCCATCGTGAATTTGTCAATGAACCTGAGTGGTGTATCTGGTCGCCCAACCTCAGTCCAAATCGCATCTGGTTTTAAGTTTAATGCAACGGTTGATGACACAGACTATGTTTTCCAAACACAAGTAGACCTCACTGCGACAGACGATGGCGCGGGTGTCTACGAATTCAAAACCTCGACAGGTTCAGAAGACATCGATATCTTTGAGGGAACTTCACGAGTAAAAACATTCCTCGCAAGTAAGTCAGAAGAGAATGCTGTATATGTAATTCCTGACGAACTACTTGATATTGAGACTGCTGTGGTTCGTGTATACGAGTCACCTTCGTCTTCCAGTTTTATCACATATAAGAATTTGTCAGAAGCAACAACAATCAACGCCAACTCGACACTGTATATTTTGAAGGAGACACCAAACGGATTGTTTGAGTTGTCCTTTGGTAACGGTGAGACACTGGGAGCTGCTCCTGCCGAAGGTAGCAAGGTTACTATCGATTATCTGGCGGTGAACGGTTCTGATGCCGATACCGCAAAAGTATTCGAACCGCAAAGTCAGGTGACTATTGATGGAACAGGATATGATGTCACCGTGTCAACGGTTGCAAAATCTGTGGGTGGTGGTGACAAAGAGACTGTTGAGTCAATTCGTCAGAATGCTCCGTTCCAGTATGCATCACAGAACAGAATGGTGACAGCTGTAGATTACTCATCATTGGTTCTCAAGAACTTCTCAACACTCATCAAAGACATCAAGTCCTTTGGTGGGGAAGAGGCACTTGACCCAGAATTTGGAACAATCTTTATGTCAGTATTGTTCAACGATGATGTTGGTGCTGCAACTGAAGCATCAACTAAACAAGCAATCATTGACCTCTCCGAACAATTATCTGTTGCATCATTTAATCTGAAGTTCTCTGACCCTATCAAAACTTTTATTGAGACAGAAGTATTCTTCCAGTTCAATCAGAACTTGACCACACTTTCACGCAACACGGTCACAGATAATATCAAAACTGTAGTGCGTGATTACTTCACCAACAATACAGGTAAGTTTGACCAGTCGTTCAGACGTTCAAACCTATTGACACTGATTGATGCAAACAGTCCAGCCATTCTTTCATCTCGTATGAATGTTAAGATGCAACGTAGATTTACGCCGACTCTCACTGCGGTTCAGGCACACACTTTGCGTTATGCTGCTGCACTTGCGTCACCAGACGATTCCGAATATATCATTCAATCAACTGGGTTCAAGTTCAGAAATAAGAACTGCATTCTGAGAAACAGATTAGGTTCTAATAAACTCGAAGTCTTCAACCTCGATGACACAGAAGTCATCATAGACAATGTAGGTGATTACGATGGTGATGTAGTAAGAATTGTCGGTCTTCAAGTTGATGAGGTGGCTGGTTCTAGTTTATTCGTCAAACTCAGCGCAACACCCGCCAACCAGAGTGTATTGACACCATTCAGACAAGATGTTGTCGAAAATGATGAGAGTCGTTCCTTTGTTCGTATCGTGGATGTTGAGCCTGGAGTTACCAACTAATGGGACATAAACAAGACGATACTCTGACAGACCTGAACAGGAGAGAGATTGCCTTTCCTGAAAGTGCTATTGAAAAGGTTTTACCTGAGTTCTTTCGCACAGAGTATCCGAAGCTTATTACACTCCTTGATGAGTATTATCACTACGAAGATGATGAGTCCTCTCCGACTAAGCTGATTAATGACCTGTTCTATAGTAGGGACATCACACAGACTGACATAGAACTTCTTTCTTATATTGAGGACGAACTTCTATTGGGTCAATCATACTTTGAAGGGTTCTCAGATAAACGTGCTGCTGCGAAATATTCTAACACACTGTATCGTTCAAAGGGAACAAAGTTCTCTATTCAACAGTTCTTTAGAACATTCTTTTCGATTGACCCAGATATTATCTATACCAAAGAACAAGTCTTTAATGTCGGTGAAGCTAGTTCTCAGATTGGATTTGACTCCAGAAAGTTTCTGACCGATAATAAATTGTATCAGAAGTTTGCTATTTTGATTAAGTCAGACATCTCGTTCAATGAATGGAGAGAACCATACAAGTTGTTCGTCCACCCTGCGGGTATGTTCATTGGTTCGGAAGTGCAGATTGTTAGTGCTGTAACAGATGCTCTTACAGCACCAAATGTTGTGGTTACACCACCTCCACCAATCGCCGTTCACTCTGACGCATCATTTGGTGATGCCTCTACGACAGACTTGACCGCATTGGTTGATGACTTCAATACCGACTCTGCTGGTATACTAAGTAGACTTAATCCAGAGATTAGACTAGAAGACTTCTCTGTTTTTGAGATTGAAAAAATAAATAACCAATACGGTGACCTCCGTGAAGCACAAATTGCATCATCACCAACTATGGATGACTCTGACGAGGTGGGAACAAACGGTATGGATATGTCGAACAGCTTTGCTTTCGAGACATTCGACCAAGACAGACATGTCTTCTATAGTAGTGATTCCGACCAATATTTGTTAAATCTTGGTCATCTTGATTGATAAAGTGTTATAAATAGAAGAAACATTTAGGGTTTAGAAATGACAAAACAGACTATTAATAGAGGCACAACAGCAAATGACGGGACGGGTGATACCCTCCGCACTGCTGCCCAGAAGATTAATGAAAACTTCACGGAACTCTATACTATCGTTGGTGGTGATTCGGGAACGAGTCAGGTATCTTTTGACTCAGACGGTATTCTGTTTGAGGGTGCAACCGCCGATGACTTTGAAGTAAAACTGAAACTGGACGGTGACCCATCTGCGGATGTGGTTGTGAATATCCCTGTTGCTGGCACGACTGGTGACAACTTTGTTTTGACAACAACAACACAAACACTGACCAACAAGACTCTGACAAGCCCTGTCATTACAACACCACAAATCAATGATACAAGTGCAGACCATCAGTATGTATTTGCTGTGAGTGAACTTGCCGCAGACCGAAATGTAACATTACCACTTCTAACGGATAATGATACTTTTGTGTTCGCGAACCACACACAGACGCTTACGAACAAAACCATTGACGGTTTGACCGTAAGCAACCCAAACCTGACTGGTCTCGCAAATGGCTCTCTCTTACTCGATAGTTCTGATAACGAGTATATTGCATTCACCAATGTTTCAAGTGCGGTCAACCATATCGGTATTACAACGGCTGCGACTGGTAACAATCCTTCTATCGCTGCAACAGGTGATGATACAAACATCACACTTGAGATTACAGGTAAAGGAACAGGTGGCGTAAGTTTCGAGAGTAAATTAATTCTAGAAAAATCAACCGATGTAGCAACAAACACGGCAGTAAATCTAAACGAACCTCTCACTGTGTTCAACTCTGGTTCACTTATTTCACCAACGATTGCTAATGGAACGGCACAGGGTGAGTGGCATTCATTTATCAATGTGGGTGCGGGTGAAACAAGACTGACACCATCAGGTGGGTCAACAAATATTTTGGGTGTAGACTCTGGTAGTGGTTTTATTGCCTTTGGTGAAGGCGATGGTTGCCAGTTGATTTGGAACACCTCAGTAAGTAAATGGGTAATTGTAGCCAATAATGGGACTACAACAGGATAATAAAAAATGGCAGTTATTACTAATACACTAAAAAAACAAGTTATTCAGTCTCTTCTGACGGATTTCGCAGACTCATCAGGCGTGAGTAATTATTATATCGGCATTGGTCGTTCCGAAGATTGGAATGACTCCGATACTGCACGAACAGCAATAAACGCTCAGTGGGAAGAAAGAGGTCTCCGTAATGGTCTCCAGTCGGTTAAGAAAGTTATTGACTCGACCTTCGTTGTGCCTCGTTACAACTGGTCTTCAGGTGCTGTCTATTCTGCCTATGATGACAAACAAGTCGGGTATCCTACTCAAACCTATTATGTCATGAATGATGAAAACCAAGTATATGTTTGTATACAACAATCTAAAGATGCCAGTGGTAATGCGGTAGTATCGACTATCCAACCATCAGGTGGCACAACAGGCGCACCATTCTCAACTGCGGATGGTTACATCTGGAAGTTCTTGTATTCTATCAGTGCTGGTGATGCGACGAAATATATTGCTGCTAACTTCCTGCCTATTAAAATTCAGGGTGCAACTGACTCATCGTCCTCTGCTTCTGATATTGAACAGTTAACAGTTCAGAATGCTGCGGTTGCTGGTCAGATTATAGGCTATGCCGTTGATTCGGGTGGTTCTGGATATACATCAAATCCAACATTGACAATTGTTGGTAATGGAACAAACGCAAAAGCATCCGCATCGATTTCTGGTAGTGCTGTTGTTACTGCTGAAGTCCTCGACAGTTCAGGCACATTGATGTTCGGTTCGGGTTATAACAATGCAACTGTCACAGTAAGTGGTGGTGGCACACCAACCAAACCAGCAGTGATTCGTCCTATATTTTCGGAGAATGGTGGTTTAGGGGCTGACCCAAGAAATGACCTTCGTGCAAATGGTGTCATGTTCACAGTAAAACCAGACGGAACAGAGAACGATGACTTTATTGTAGGTAACGACTTCCGACAAGTTGGTCTTATCAAAAATATTAAAGACAGTGCGGGTTCAGATTTATTCACCGCATCAACAGGTATCGCACTGAAGAAACTTATTTTCTCTGCGGTGACAACAGGATTTACCGCTGATAACACAATTGTTGGTTCAACTTCTGGTGCGAAAGCATTGATTGATAAAGTTGACTCATCTAATGTTTGGTATCACCAGACCGATGTAACTGGATTCTCTAACTTTGATTCCGGCGAATCGGTAACCGAAACTGATGGTTCTGGTGCAGGAACACTTAATGCGTCATTTGCACCATATGTTACACCTGAAGTAACAACGTCCACTGGTGATGTCCTATATATTGATAACCGCGCGGCGGTCACTCGCGCAAGTGACCAGACCGAAGATATTAAAATTGTAATTCAAATTTAAGGTTTGATTCATGGCTAACACATTTACAGAGAACTCATTCTCCACGACCTACAAAGACGATTTCACTGATAGTGATAACTATCATCGCGTCCTTTTCAATAGTGGTCGTGCCTTGCAGGCTCGCGAACTTACGCAGATGCAGACTATCATCCAAGAGGAGATTGCAAGATTTGGTCGCAATATCTTCAAGGACGGTGCATCAGTAAATCCAGGCGGGCCAACAGTCAATAATGATTATGAATTTATCAAACTGAACACTAGCACTAATACTCTTCCTACCGACACAACTACACTGGTTGGAACAGAGTTTACTGGACAGACATCTGGTGTCAAAGCAAGAGTTCTTCAGGTTGTTGCGGCAGAAGGTTCTGACCCTGCAACTCTATATGTTCAATATACTGATACATCTTCAGGCACATCAAGTGCGAACCCAATCCGTATGTCTGCGGGTGAAGACATCAACAACGGGTCGGACACGCTGACTGTTCAGTCTGCTGCTCCTGCGGTAGGTCGTGGTTCTAAAATTTCTAGTGCTTCGGGCGACTTCTTTGTTCGTGGCCACTTTGTATTTGTCAAACCACAGGAACTCATTCTTTCCAAGTATGATAGAAATCCAAGTAAAGTCGTTGGTTTCAAAATCACCGAAGATATCGTTACTATTGCTGATGATACTGCATTGTATGATAATCAGGGTGCGACACCGAACTTGTCTTCGCCTGGCGCTGACCGTTATCGTATTACACTTACTCTGACAACAGAAGATGCACTTGCTGTTGACGAAAACTTTGTCTACTACTGTGATATTGTTGACGGTCAAATCCTTGACCAAGTATCAGGAACAGAAGATTATAACAAAATCAATGAAGTCCTTGCAGAGAGAACTCGTGAAGAGTCAGGCAACTATATCGTAAGTCCTTTCACTGTAGACTTCACCGACTCAGGAACAAACCTGATTGCATCTGTATCTGATGGTATCGCATATATTAACGGTTACCGTGGTGCATCGGAAGTTCCTACTAAACTGACAATCGCCAAACCAAGAACAACAGAAACATTCACCAACGAAGTTACTGGTATCTCTTATGGTCAGTATTTCATTACAGACAGCGCTACATCTTTGGGTGGGTTGAATATAAACACTCAAGAGGTTGTCAATCTTAAAAATGGTGCCGACCACGGTGGTTCTACCATCGGGACTGCAAAGGTTCGTTATGTAGAAGAAGATGGTTCACAGTATCGTGTATATCTGTATGATATCAAAATGAATAGTGGTTCAGCACTTCGTCAAGTAAGGTCTGTTGGGACAGGCACAGCCGATGTAATCAACCCACTCCTTGAGAATGGACAGGCTGTTATTAAAGAAGGTGACTTAACCAATTTAATTTATGCATTACCAAATCCAAGACCGTCTGACATTACTGATGTTGACTTTGAGGTTCAAAGACAATTTACTGATACATCAAATGGTTCGGGTAGTGTTACTATTTCCGTTACTGCAACTGGTGAGACGCTTGTCAATCTTAACCAGTGGATTGTAACAAGAAACGATACGGGTGCAGTTGTTACTGGCGCGACTCCTGATACAGGTGATGCTGGCACACAATCAGTTCAAATCACGGGTCTTCCTAATAGTCAAGCAGTTACAATCTATGCGAAGGTTAATAAAGCACAGGCATCTTCTCGTCAGAAAACACTTATCGAAACGACTTACAGTAACACTGGAGTCGAGTCTGATGGTAGTGGTCTCAAGTTTGTTGACCTTCATGCAGCAGATATCTATGATGTGATATCAGTCAAACAAACTGATTCTGATGGTGAAGACCTCTCATATTTGTTTACTGTAGATAACGGTCAACGTCCAGGCTTTTATGGTAATGGTCGATTGGTTCTAGAAACTAACGCTTCTGCACCATCAGGTGCAATTTTCTGTAGGTTCAAACACTTCACCCACGGTGGTGGTGACTTCTTTGATGTCACATCATACACTGGTCAGGTTAACTATGAAAGTATTCCAGAGTTTTCAACTGGGCCTCGTTCCTCACTCAATCTGCGTGATGTAATTGATTTCCGTTCAGTGGTTGATTCCGCCGGAACATTTACTGGAACAGATGCACGAGTAAATGAAGTTCCTACTAATGGTGATATCTTTCAGGGTGATGTAACATATTACCAACCACGCAGAGATAAGATTGTCATTTCAACCGATGGAACAGTAAAAAATATTACTGGTGAAGCAGGGTTTGATGCCCAGTTCCCAGATACACCAGAGAACACTTTAGGTCTCTTCTTGTTGGAACATAATGCATATGGTCTGAGTGACTCAGATGTCAACACAACTCCACTTGAAGCAAAAAGATTTACGATGGCAGACATCAACAATCTAGAGAAACGTGTCGATAAACTAGAAGAGGTGACTTCATTGTCTCTGCTCGAGGTTGACACATCTTCATTGTTGGTTCTCGACTCTGCGGGTAACCCACGCAGTAAATCAGGTTTCTTTGTAGATAACTTTGCTGACCGTTCATTCACAGATACAGAAAACGAAGAACAACGGGCTGCAATTGACCCATCATTAGGTATTCTGAGTTGTCAAACAGATGACAATAATATTGCTCTTGTTTATGACCATTCAAAATCAAACAACACAATTCTGAAGGGTGACAATGTTTATCTTAATTACACAGAAAGTGTTGCGATTTCTCAGACAACAATCTCTGGTTTCGAAAACGTAAACCCATTCGCAGTTATTACTGGTGAGGGTAGTGTTACACTTTCTCCTGCTTCTGATGAGTGGGTTCAGACCAAATATATTCCTGCAAATGTTATCAACAGAACAGCGGAGGAAGACCTCAGAACTATAAATCAGGGTAGACTGAGAGGAGGCACGGCAAGAAGACGTGGTTTCAATCAATGGAGATGGACTCCGTTCTGGCGTGCCCCTATCCTTGGTTTTGGTATCTTTAGAGGATTTAACCTATTTGGTGGTTGGTCAGGCGTTTCTACATGGAATAGTAATGGTGTTCGTAGAACAGGAACGAGACGTTTAAGTAGAAGAAGCCAACAAACAACCTTTGAACAAAGAGTTGTTGTTGGAACAAGAACTGTTCGTAAGGTAACAGGTGACAGAACTGTCTCTCTGACATTCCTGCCATTCATGCGGTCTCGTAAGATTATGTTCCGTGCAGAAGGTATGCGTCCAAACACTCGTTACTTCCCATTCTTTGATGGAAGAGATGTGAGTGCATATTGTCGAGAGGAAACATTCTCTAGATATGCTTCAGGTAGTAGTCTAGCTTATGGTAACAGATATCGTAATAGTTCTGCACACCCACAAGGTTCAACAAATTTAGAATCTAACAGTGATGGTGTGATTGAAGGTTCGTTCTTCTTACCATCTAAAACTGATTTCAGATTCCGTGGTGGCACAAGAGAGTTCAAACTCTTAGATGTTAGTGTAAACAATGATGCCAATGCACTGTCTAGAGCATCTGCAAACTACATATCACAAGGAACTTTGGACACAAGACAACAAACAATTACATCTACTCGTATCACTCAGGTTCGTAGAAGGCGTTGGACAGAGGTTACCAGACGTGACCCACTCGCACAGACCTTCCGTGTGACCAAACCATCGGGTATGTTCGTAACCAAAGTCGATGTGTTCTTCAAATCAAAAGATTCGAAGATACCTGTTGAGATGCAGATTCGTCCTGTTGTAAATGGTCAACCATCTGCAACCGACATCATCTCGAATGCAATCAAGTTCTTGACTCCATCGGAAGTGAGTCTTGCTGGGTCACAGACACAAGCGGCTGCTCTTGCTGCACCTACAACCTTTGAGTTTGACGAACCAGTATTCCTCAATCCGAATACAGAATATGCAATCGTTCTACTGGCAGAGTCAAAAGACTATGAAGCATATGTCGCAGAGACCTATGCGTTTGAGTTGGGTTCAACTGAAAAACGTGTGAACCGTCAACCTTCACTGGGTTCATTGTTCAAATCACAAAACGGTTCAACTTGGACACCTGACCAAACAAAAGACCTTGCATTCAAAATCTATCAAGCAGACTTCGATACTGCTGGTGGGTATGCGGTATTTGAAAACGCAGATGTTCCAGATGAAAGTCTGGAAGACAATCCATTCTTCATGCAGAGTGGAAGCAACTCAGTTACTTTATTATTCCCAAATCACGGTTATAGTGTAAGTGACACAATCAATATTTCTGGTCTCGTAGATGCAACCACATACAATGGTGTTCTTGGTTCAAACATTAATGGCGCAAGAACAATTACCGCAGTTGATGGTTTTGGACTGAGATTTGACGCTGGTAGTTCTGCGACATCTTCGGGTCGTTTCGGTGGTTCGGATATTGTTGTAGACCAACAATTAAACTTCGATGTTGCGATTCCAAACTTTACAACAATCTTACCTGATGATACAACTCTCACATATGGTGTGAAATATACATCAGGTAGTTCTTTGGCTGGTTCAGAAACTCGTTATCAGAAAGATGGTAGTTACTCAGGTGATGTTATCATCAGTGACGAAAATGCATTTGATACGCCACGTCTCATTGCCAAGGCTGCAAACGAAACATCGCAATTAGGTTCGGGTGTTCGTTCTGTGTCATTCAAGGTAGACTTGGGAACAACTCGTTCAGATGTGTCACCAATGATTGATGCACAGAGAACATCATTGACAACTACTACAAATCTTATTGACAGACAAGCCTCTAGTTCTGCGACTGGATTCAATGTTCCGTTGTCATATGCTCCTGAGACAGATGCTGTTGGTGGTTCTTCACTATCGAAACACCACACTTCAGTTCAGACTCTTGAGGAAGATGCTGTTGGTCTGAAAGTTATTCTTTCTGCTATTAGACCAAGTGGTGCAGAACTTGAATTGTATTACAGAGTCGCAAACGATGGTGACAGTATCTTTGATGTGGACTGGACACTTCAACCATCAGAAACAACGATTGCTCCAGACGAAAATAACTTCCGTGAGTATCGTTATCTGATTGGTGGTGACGGTGGTGATATAAATTCATTCACCCAATATCAATTGAAACTTGTATTTACGACAAGCAATCAATCTAAACCACCTGTAGTAAAAGACTTGAGAGGCATCGCACTGGCAGTATAATGAAGAAAGAATATATTATGGTTGACGGTAACTCCAGTCTCGCAAGAGACCCAGAAACAGGGGGAATCGTTAATATAAATAAGGAAGAGATATCCAAAGCCCGCGAAGCAAAGAAAAAGAGAAAACAAAAGGATGCGGAGTTCCAAGAATTAAAGAATGAAGTCGGTGAAATAAAAGAACTCCTCACTAAATTAGTAGAGAAACTGTAATGACAAATAAACCAACCCAAACACTGATTACAGATACCTTTAGTCAATTGGTAGATGGTGTCAATACCATCTCTTTAGATTTGGGTGCGACAGGACGGTTGAACACAAATGAAGATTCAAGCGCTGTCGCTGCAATCAATGAGTTAGAAGTTGCTGTTAGAGGAACTTCGAATAACCTCGTGGCGACTGACCTAACATCGGGTGGTCTGACTGCGACTGACTTAACGGCTGCTGTAGTAGAACTCGACAGTGATATTGGTGCAAGACCGCATACAACACTCACGACCCTTGCAAAGACTCTTACAGGTGCGATTAACGAACTCCATGACTCTTTAGGTGACGCAACACTTACGACACTTAATAAAGAAGTCAAGGAAGCAATCAACGAACTTCACGATTCAATTGGTGATGCTGCACTTACTACATCTGCGGGTGAGGTAAAGGAAGCAATCAACGAACTTGATGCGGAACTGGGAACAATCACTGCGGGTGCGATGGGAACGACTGCCTCTACGGTAGGTGGTGCGATTGCAGAATTGGAAGCTGAGATTGACACACTCAACACATATGTTGAACCGACACAATCACTCAATACAGATGCGACCACTGTTGGTGACGCTATCAATGAGTTACATGACTCAATTGGTTCTGGTGGTATATCAACTACAGCTCAAACACTTGTTGGCGGTATTAATGAACTTGATTCGGACATTGGTGCAAGACCACATACTACATTAAATACAACTGCTAAGACTCTGACTGGGGCTGTCAACGAATTGTTCGCAGATATCGCAATTGACTCTAATGGCAATAATAATCATCTAGTCGCAGACAATATCTTTGGGTCATTCGAAAGACTCGATAGTGCATTGGGTAGTCTTTCATTCGATGCCGACATTGATGTCAAAACCGACATTACAACAGCAATCAACTCATTATCACAAGACCTTGCTTCGTTGGACTCAAGTTCAAGTCTAAATACCAATACAATCGGTAGTCTAAGACTGTTGGATTCTGATGGATTTGTTGGTAATGAAAGAATTACAGTTGTAAACGCACTTAACGCACTAAGGGCAGATATACCAAAAATCTATGATGAAACTGGCACACAACTAAATTAAGGATAGTGAAAAATGGGCATTAGTGTTCCACTAAAACTAAAGGACAGTGCCGGACTTCAAAGCTTTGATAGTGATGATTACGATTTCCTAGCATACCGAGCTGGACTACAACTCAGACAATCTGATAGTTCTGATACAAATGCTATTACAAGATTCCATGCTGACGGCCGTAACGTCCTTAATGTAGGAACTCTAAACAATACGGTATATGATTCCGCAGTCGGAACTGGTGGCGACACGTCACTTCTATCTATCACAACAATTGGTAGTAATGTTTACAGGAATGTTGGAACAGCTGGCGAGGGTTCATTAGAGACATACAACGATTCAAACTATGCGAATCTTTTTTATCAAACAGATAGTGCATCACAACAACAACTTGTAGCTTTCTCTGATAGTGATTGGAACGTTGTAAACAACGAAATCATTTCTCGCATCTACAAATACGATTATGTGGGTTCTGTTCGTCTCGCATCAGCGGTAACAGACTTTGATTCTGCTAATGGTGGTTGGTCAAACATTCTACCAAATTTCTTCTCAGATACAAGAACAACGGACTCTGCCACGGATAGTGATATATCATATAGCATCTTCCAAAAGATTGATATGACTGGTATTGGTGTTCCTTCTGATAGTGCAAAACCGTTCACTATGAAATATAACCCTGATAGCGCAGAAGTAAGAATTGATGGGGAACTTCAATATGCGGGTCGAGACAGTGATTTACCAAAAACTAGAGGTAGATTATTTCCTCCTACACCAGGCACAATATATCCAAAATCTACAACTAACAGAGTCGGTTTTTCTCTTACAAATTTACAAACTAATTCGGGTTGGGTTGCTGGGTCATCGTATCTTGACATTGGTTTGAGCGCTGAATGGAATGATACAATATGGGGTAGATATAAGAACACATTTAGCGATACAACTATCAATGGTGAAGGTTATACTCGTTTCTCAATAAAGGGAAAACAAAAAACGCCATACTTAACCGCTCCACGAGTTCATGGCACCGATACGAATGGCGCGCAATATAACAATAGTAAACTTTCAACTAGTTTTACTTTTCATGTTCATAAAGATAGTGTGGGTGATACACTTAGTGATAGAATTGGCTTACTACCACAGAAGTGGGTCGGCATTAAAGGTCGTATAGACCTAGCGGACTCTGCAAGATTTGGCTCTGCCCGTGCGACTCACGCTGCTACAAATGCATTAATGCAAAAACATGTTGAGAGTGATGGTAAGTGGACTATACAATTTAATTTTGATAGTGCTACAGAATTTCAAGTTCATGCCGTGGATTATCCGCCTGAAAATCAGAATTATCCTGTTGGCCAGCCCATCGCTGGCAATACAACTAAATTATATCCCACAGAAGATGCAATCGAAAGCACCAGTGATGCGACAGAAGTATTCCTCAGACCAGGCGTAAACTTTCTCCGTTCTCGAGCTAATTATTCGACTACTGCCGCAGAACAACCGACACCAGATAGTGCAACAAGGGAAATCCTTCAAGGGTTAAGTGCAAGTGGCGGAAGTTGGAATGGCAGAATTGGTGGTGAGTTTGGCCCATTTCATAAAAGTGGAGGTTCATACCAACCTATCGGCGCTGACTCCGCAGATGAAATCAGTCTTATTCTGAAGAATGACTTTCAGGGTTTTCAAATTGCTGACTCCGACCAACTAGACGAAACGATTGGGACGCGAGCGCGCAACCATATTTTAGCTGATTCCGATGCGATTGGTTCAATCAAGATTCTATCTGCTACTGAAGGTGACCCAAACACTCAGGGTTATACGGGTAACTGGATTAGCAAAGGAACTGCGACAGATACAAGAAAAGCACTCGTTGACACAAACTATACAAGAACTCGTGTATCAACATACGCAAATCTAAGAACATCGGAATATACTAGAGTTTTCTCTGAGACATACGATAGAACTCGAACTAGTAACTATTCTGTTGGTTTTATTGGTAATTATGCTAATAACTTTGATAGGACACGAAGTTCTGAATATATTTCAAATTACACCAGAAATCGCTTCTCGACTTTTTCTCGTTCGTTTTTGGGTAATTATACTGGTAACTTTGAGGGCAACTTTACGCAGAACTTCACTGGTAACTTCTTAGGTAACTATGTTGGAAGTTCATTAGTAACTGTTCCTTCTGGAACTTCTATCACATATACAGTAAACAGAGTTTATTCGACCGGCGGCGTGGAGTTTGAAGCTACCTTTACCTATAATAGTCAAACTCTTTATATTTGGAAAGGGGCATATCTGCCTAAAAACAGTAGACAAACAGTAAAGGACTATAACAATTTTGTTGTCAGCAGTATCAATGCCGGCGGGCCTTCAGTTGGAGACACATATACTGTTACACTGAATCAAGATTCTGTGTTTACCACAGGCGGCGAAGGCGTTGACACTTTTATTGGGAATTATTTGCGGGGGTCGCAGGAATTCATAGGTAACTATCAAAACACACAACTTGATTATACTCGCACATCAACTAGAGTCTCGACTACTAACGTTACCACTGATTCAACTAGAGTTTCTACAAGAACTTCAGTGCAGGATATAATTTACCAGTATGTTGGTGACTATACACGCAGTTTCAGTAGAAATTTTATAGGAAACTATTCGAGGAATTTCAGTAGAACTCGCCCAGCGTTTTTCAGTAGAGACTTTATTGGTAACTATACAGGTGACTACAGTAGAGACTTCGCTGGTAACTATTCTAGAAACTTTACAGGTGACTTTACGAGTAGCTATACAGGTAACTATAGTAGAGACTTCGCTGGTAACTATACAGGTGACTTTACTGGTAACTTTACGGGCAACTATGTTGGTGGTGATACACAAGCAAGCGCAAAGTTTTCAACAACTTCGCCGCGTTATTATTTCGCGGTTTCCCAAACTGGTTTTGGTAAAGGTGGTTACGCAGAAACACTAACTATTTATTGGAATGATGTCTTGGTTGCCAGTAACACCTTATCCAACAACAGTCAAAGCACCGGCACCACTTCATTTGTCGGCACTGATGGTTATACATACTATAGAGCCAGCACCGGCCAGGGCAGTTTTTCCGTTTGGCGTTCTGTGGCTGATACATTCACTAGAGCTTCTACAAGAACCTCGGAAGTGGACTATTTAAGAACTCGAACTAGTAACTTTTCTGATGACTACAGTAGAACATCAACCAGAAACTCAGAAGTGAACTATTTAAGAACTAAAACTAGTAACTTTTCTGATGACTACAGTAGAACAAGAACATCAGAATATTTAGGTGGTGAAAACTTCTCTCGCAACTTTGCTGGTAACTATACAGGTGACTACACGGGTAACTTCTCTCGTGAGTTCCTCGGTAACTATTCTAGTAACTTTACAGGTGACTTTGTCGGTGAAGCAATCGGGACAACCAACACAACAATTCAGACTTACACACTCTATGTAAAAGTTGGATAAATACTGTCATGGGAACAACTATACTAAGACTTGACAGTGCAAGTGCGATTGACGGTAATCTTCATCAAATGGATTCTGCTGATGAGGAGTGGATTGCATATCAAGCAGGGCTTCGCATCGCAGATTACCTCAGTAGTGATTTTGCTGGCGCAAACCTGAGTCTCGCTCCGTATGCAGTTACAGATGTATCTGGTAGTGCAAATACTATCGGAACATACACTGATACTTTTTATACAGGTTCTACTGGTTCGGCGCCTGGTTCTCCCACAACAACTAACACGAATATTTTTCAGAAGACTGGTAAAGTCGCACTATCGAGTGACAGACGTTATCCTGTCGAATTTGTTTCGGGGACACCCAATCAACTGACAGAAATGGACTCATCTGAAGTTGACACCATTGCGAGTAGACTCAAAGGGTATCTCTTTGACTCCGACAACCATTGGGCGGGTATTATCAAACTTGGTAGTTCTGTCCCAAGCGCAGAGTATACACAGTATGAAACGGCATTTGTAGATAATATTGATGCATCATCGACACAGTATAACTTCTATGTGAAGAACTATGTGACATCGGGTGACAGTGCATCTATTCCCACACAATCACGTCCAGTATCATTGAAACGTGCCTCTGGTTTGACAGGCACATTTCAAGGCATTCAAGAGATGAATGACTCTGATATTGGAGAAACATTCGCTCGTGCAGTCATGTCCAATGTGATGACAACATCAAGTGGTGTTGGGACATATCAGTTGCGTAGTGCGACTCAAGGCGCTCCGACTGATACGGGGACTTGGAAAGCGATGGGAACTGCAACCGATACAAGACGGGCAGTAGTGTCGGCAACTTCAACCAGAACCTCACAAGGAACTAGAACTTCTTTATATTCAGCTGACTATACAAGAACTAGAGCTTCCTCATATACTAGAACTTCCACGAGAACTAGAACCTCTTTATATTCCGCTGACTACACAAGAACCAGAACTTCCGCATATACTAGAACTTCCACGAGAACTAGCACTTCTGCATATACTAGAACTTCCACGAGAACCAGAACTTCTGCATATTCAGCTGACTATACAAGGAATTCTACAAGAACTAGAACTTCCTCATATACTAGAACTTCCACG